GATTCAGATATATTTAAAGGTTTATTACTCATTTAATTTTATTCCATTCTTCATTATCAACACCAGTTGTAGGTTTTGGTAACGGCAGTATCATAACCTCTTTTGGAGGCATTTTCAATCCACGCTTGTCCAATTTGGTTTTTTTTGATTTTATAAACTTATCTCCCATTAAATTGACCTCTGGGTTCTCTTTTTTATACTCATCTTTCATATCATCCCAAAGACTTTTAGCATTTTCAGGTCTAGTATTATCTCTTGCGGGAGTCACACCTCTACATTTTGTAACCAACAATCTAAAGTTTTCATTCTGTGCAAGACTAGGATTGCTATTGACCCTACCACACATTTTCATTAACTCTAATTGTTGTTTAATTTGTACATTTTCTTTTGAAGTCTTACAGTCTGTGCCTAAATATTTTCTGTAGGTAAATCTTAAATACTGTTGTTCGTTTGTACTACTATCACTATAATTATAATCAGTATCTCTTTGTTCTGTAGAGATTTCCATTTCACCACATCTTACACCATACTCATTAAGATATTCGTTTTTACTATGTGCAGGTCCACCAAACAAAGCTAGTAGAGTAAGCATAATTATAAGTATTGCTGTAAATCTGTAATCCATCCTGAGAACCTCCATACATTACCTATTTAAATCTTTTATATCATAGTCATGCTCTCTGACTTGATCTGCTAATTGTCTGTATAAATTCTCTGCCATCTGCCACGTAGATTCTGCAGAAGTTAGTCTTGTGTTTTGATCTACAATTTTATCTTCAGCAACTTTTAAATCTCTTTTAAGATCTACGATTTCTTGCTGGTTAGTGTTGATAGTATCTGTAAGATTAACAATATAACGAACGCCAGTAAATGTTCCGACTAGCACTGAAGCTACTACGGGTACTAATACAAAATTCTTTTTTAACAAATCTGCTAAATTCATTTACTATCCTCATTTTTTTTCCTCAATCTCATAAAAGAAATTGTCGGTGTCTTCTGTTTTCCATGCTCCGGTATCTTCTACATTCCATTCTGAAGTTTGTACTTTCCAGTCAGGAGTAGTGTCCTTTACTGTGAAAGAAGGTAGGTCCCAGATACATCTGTTGTTAGGTTGTGCTGCATAGTTGCCGTTGTCTAACGCAATTATGTGAGCGCACTTATGTTCGTGCGGTATCTCTGAATGATCAGAATTTAGTATATTAGCATCTGGGTGTCCCCAGTCAACGGTAAATAAATACTTACCATGATGCCATTTTTTATCTTTACCAATGTATTTTCCTGAAACGGATGCTAAAAGATCCCAAGAAGTAACAGCAGGGTAATAAGAAAAACTATTCCACAATTCCAATTCATCAAGTCTCTGGGATGGAACAGCTTCCGGTTGAAAACCACGTTGAATAAAAGCTGATATGGGGAGACGATAAAAGACAGCACCGTTTTCCATGATGGCATGGAAGAGGATAGCCCTTCCGGTAAGTGATGTGATACCGAAGATAATACAGTCTTCAACTTCGCCTTTATGCTTTTTAAGGTCATATAAATACTCCTTTTTTATTTGTGCGTATTGTACAGGAATATTAGCATTTAAGTAAGCCATAATTTATCATTTTATTGCGCCCCAATTCGGGCCAGATTCGTAATCTACTTTGTTAGGTACTTCTAATTCTACTGCAGATTCCATAATCTCTTTTATTTTATCTGCATTACCATCAACCGATATATCAAGTTCATCATGTACTTGTATATGCGGTATGATACCTTCTTTGTATAGATCAACCATAGCTTTTTTAGTCATATCAGCTGCTGATCCTTGTATAAGTTTATTTAGTGCTTTATAAGTGTAGGCACGTTTAATCATACCTGGTCCGTGTTCTCTTTCAGCTTCTTCTTTGGGTAAAGCTTTGTGTACACCAAACTGTCTAGGTTCCCATAAATTAAATCTACATCTACGTCCTAGTAAAGTTCTAATTCTACCTGAGTCTTGTGCTCGTTCCATTACACTGTATGTAAGTTGTTTTACAAAAGGAACCCTACTATGATATTTTTGAAACAATTCTTCAGCGTCAGCTTTATCTAAACCAAGTTCTGCTTGTAATTTATTTTTACCCATACCATAAAACAAACCAAGGTTAATAGTTTTAGCTTGCGATCTTGGTATGTTAGCCATCTCTGCTACAATCTTATGAAAGTCTGCATCGTGTTGAAGATAAGCTTCCAATACATCTTCTAAACCTTCTGCTGTTATATTTTTAGAATTTTTATCCATAGATGCGTAGTGTGTAACAAGTCTTGGTTCCTGTTGTGAGTAGTCAAAACAACCCCACGTGCATCCTTCTTCGGGAATAAACAAACTCCTGATCCGTGGTCCGAGTTCCTTGTTTCGTGCAGGAATCTGCTGTAAGTTTGGATTGTTGTAACTGAACCTACCGGTTACTGTACCACCTTGATCGGATCTAATTTGATTGATCTCTGCATGGATACGACCTTTGTGTGAATGTTTTAATATTGTATCTATAAAAGTTGTATGTGATTTATTAATTTCACGTGCATGTGCAATCTGTTGAACAACAGGGTTAGGATGATTCTGTAAAAAATTTTTAGTAAAACTAGGTGCTCCTGTTTTTGCTGTTACCGGATAGTCTAATTTTTTATTTTTAAATATTTGTTCTATTGATCTTGCTGCCCATATTTGAACATCTATTCCTGTTTCTTTTTTTATAGATAATAAATAACGTTGTTCTTCTTTTACTAATTCTTGTTTTAATTTGTGTGCAGCTTCTACATCTACACGTACTCCTAAAAATCTCATGTCAACAAGGCACGGAAATAATTCTGTTTCAAGATCAAAGATAGATTGTACGTCTTCATTCTCCATTTGTCTTTTCATCTCTTGCCATAATTTTAGGGTCACAACGGCATCTTGCTCTGCATATTCTCCAACATACATTGCAGGCAACTTGTACATCTCTGCTTTGTGATCTATGCCCCAATGCGCTGCAGTTTCTTTTAATACAGCCTCGCTCTTGCCTATTCCTACATAATCACGACCCAGACTACCTAAATCATATCTAAAGCGATTCTCGTCCACGAGAGAGCCAGCAATCATGGTATCTACTATCTTACCCTCTATTTTAAGGCCCATAGACCTAATCCAACATACATCGTACATTGCATTGTGAAATATCTTAATTGCAGGTGTTTTTAGTACATCTGTAAACCAGTTTAGAACCATTTTAATGTCCATATTACCACCACCTTCGTGAGCAATAGGATAATATCCAGACCAACCTTCTACAGCAACAGCTACACCTACAACTTTACCATTACCTACTATGGCTCCAGAGCCTGTAGATTTTAAATCTGGGTCCTTGGTCTCTAAGTCAATTGCAATCTCATCATACTTTGATAAGTCAGGAAAAGATTCTGGTGGTAACCACTCAGTTTGAGGTTTAAACACAGGTTTCATTTTTTAGTATCTTTCATTTTTTTGATTTCTAAATCACAATAGTGTTTTATCTTCTCCAGATCTTCTATCTTATTTTTGTGTAAATATCTACAAACATATTTGATAACATTGCCTTGAAAAAAAGAGAGATCATTCTTTGAAATAAATTCATACGGTTGTATCTTAAATTTTTTGTAATGTGATCCTCCTATTTGTTTGTCTTGTGGGAATGATTCATCCCAATCATTTTTATGTGTCATAGTTCATATCCTCCTCGTTTAGCGTATATTATATGTAATGATTCTTTTGCTCTTGTTGCTCCAACATACATCAGTCTATGTTCATCAGTTGGATCTTTTTCGTACGCATCTAAAGATGCTTTTGTTAAATCCATAGGAAGTATTACATTCTGACGTTCGTTTCCTTTTACACCATGTATGGTAGCTAATTTTATTCTTGCACCTTTTTTTAAATTCTCACCTTTACTTAAAAGATCTTCTATTTTTTTAGTTTCTACTTGACCCATTCTTGAAAAAGCTTGTTGCCAGGGAGCTTCTGTATTTAATCCAAAATTATTTTTCAAAGAATCCAAGTCATACATTTTATTTGGGACCATTGCTTTAAATAATTTATTGGTCCATTGTTTGTTTAACATCTTCTTTTTTATATTGTGGCACTCGTCATAAGACAAGAACACTCCTTTTTTTAATTTATTTTCATATAAATCAATTGCTTCAAACTTATCTGTCAAAGGATTATGTTTTTTTATTCTTTCATAAAAGATATTATTATCTTGAAAGTGTTGTTCAAACTCATCAAGTTTAAATCTATCCCTACCAAGAACTAACCATTCTCCTTCTGATAAATCTATTTGATCTATTGCATCATGGTATTTTACAACTCCTCTTTCCTTTGTTGGATACCAAGTTTTTTGTATTCTTCTTGTTGGGTGTATCTTTCCTATAATTTTATTTGCAAAATTAAATATATTTATAGGTACACGGTAAGACTTATCTAGAACTTCTTTAGTACCTTTTAGATTTAAAAAACTCTCTACGTCTGCACCTCTCCATTTATAAATACACTGGTCATCATCTCCTGCAACATATAACATGTCAGAGTTATTTTTAATTCCTTCAACAACTCTCCACTGCATCTTAGATAAATCTTGTGCCTCATCTACAAACGCAACTTTTAATTTAGGAAACTTATTTGAATCAACCAGTTCATTTATCATGTCTGTAAAATCAATCATGCCTGGTCTATCTCTTTTAAAATTATTTATAGCGCTTTCGAATCTTAGTAAATCTTTTTTATCTATATCTTCACTGTGTTCTGCAAGATTATATTGTTCTGTAACAGATATGTTTTTTGATCTAGCTAATTCTATTAATGAAAGGTGCGTACTATCAGAGTTAAATATACCACCCTCATCTTCATTCCAAGATGCATATTTTAATTCAATCCCACACTTCCTACCTATTTCGGTATAATGTTCACTCTTCATTACTTTTTGTTTGTCGTACTGTAATTGTTTAAAACCAAGAGAGTGTAGTGTTCTAAAATAAGGAAGATCTTCATAACCTAACTTAAATTGTTTAAACATTCTTCTCTGTGCTTCTTCTGCAGCATTTTTACTGAATGTAAAATAACCAATTTTTGCAGGGTCAACCCCATCTTTTATATATCCTTCTACCTTCTGTATCAGTTTGTGTGTTTTACCGGTTCCTGGTGGTCCAAAAATTATATGTGTCATTAGTAATTATGTGTCTTTGCGAAACTCTTTTCCTTGTAGTTATCTTCCTTCTTATCAAACTGAGGTACAACAAAAACAGATATCTTTGCTTTTGTAACTCTTTTAGTAAAACATTTTAAATTATCTCTAAGCATT